TAGCACATCATATACTGTTTTATTTGCTATGTCAAAGTATCGTTGATTCATCCCCTTCCCTTTAATCCTAATGTGTCCCAAATCTTATCAACCGCAGTTGTCAGAAGCCGTTGTTTCTCGGCTTCCTTCATTGCTTCTTCTTTGGTTAATTCATGACGTATTACTAATCGACCTTGTTTATATGCGTAAAATTCCTTACTCAAAATATGGCCTCTTCTTCTTTTGATTTTTTGCCGTTAAGTATTGATGTCTGAATTTGCAGCTTCCAATTTCCATTAATCGCAATCAATTCTTTTTCCTGGTCTTGTGTTACGGTAATAGATCCTACCTCGATTGCATCACATATCCTAGAAAACATTGAATTAATAAAGTGCTCGTATTCCTCAAAGATTGGCTCTGGTAACTTATCAATGTATTTTTGGAATGTATTGTTGGCTTTTATAAATCGGCTAATATCAAATTGAGCAATAGATTCTGATATTGCTGATTTATATTTACTAAATGTTTCTTCAAGGGTTGATTTTACTGGTTGATTTACTACTGGATTAATTGGTTCTAGCTTAACTACTTCTGGTTTATTAATCTCAACTACAGATCCTGAATTTAACCAATCTATTAATTCAGATCCAAACTTTTCGTCTGGCATCTGAATAATTTTATCTTGATACTTACCTGTTCTATCTTTGATAACAGTTGCGTAATGATCCACAGTTATTTCAAGTAACATATCAAATTCATATTCAATTCCCTTTCCTTGCTCTGGAGAAAGCCCTACTCGTCTTACTTTCTTGTCCTCTCCTACTTCCCATTCTGTTTTTGATCTTATTGTAGCAATCACATGACCAGGGTAATTAATAATAGCATCAATTAAAGATCTTTGTTTAGGTGTGCCTTCTGCCCATGCCCTCCAGGTATTGCCCTTGTATTTAATATTTGCAAGTTTATCAATATCTTCAATTAACTCTTGCCATGCATGAGATAAGCTATCAATAATTAAAATGTTATAATTATTTTCTCCTGCTAACTTTATAGCTTGAATATAATCTGATATTGTCTTACGATCTAGCTCTAAAACATCAAAGTCAAATCTATCAGCATATTTACTAGCTGATCCACGTTCCGAATCAATAAAAGCAATTTTTCCATTTAATGACTTTTTAAATCCATTTGCAATTCTTAGACTTGTATATGTTTTTCCCGCTCCAGATGGCCCAAAAATAGAACATCTTAATTTAGATGCTTTTTTATCTGCTTTTTTAAATTGCATTTCTTTTCCTCTCTATTGTATATTTATTATTTAATGCCTCGAATAATTCTTCGAGACTTAAATAAATATCTTCATGATGCACACTATATGGCTTCTGAAAATAATGCGAATGAATGCGATACATTCTATCAAACCATCTACTGATAGCCATCACATAACCTTGACCAACTATTCCACAATGCACAAAATATACCGATTTGGCAAGTAAGCCAAAGTCAAATTTATCTGGATTTTGTTGCATATATTGGCGTTTGGTCATGTTTTCAATACCGTCTTCGCACATTAAATATTGTTGATTAAGACGGATCATTTTATATTTTTCGTCATTTGTCATGTTATCAGTTATAAAGCCTTCTGACTTTAATAGTTTAATATCTAATTCGTATAAGCCAACTAATTCTTTATCATCCATTGTTATATCTCCTTAAGTTTTCCGTTTGCGTAGTTTGCTAATATCATATTAACAATTGATCTTTTTGTTATAAACTCGGGCTGTATTCCAGTTTCCTCCGAATATCTTTTTGTTATTTTGTTAATAGTAAGATCATCTATTGGGATAGATGACCAGCTTAGTTTTTTCTTATGCTTCATTGTTTTCTCCTTTATTATTGTAATGATTTTCTATTTCTTCAATTATCCATTTTAATTCTTTTTTTTCTTGTTTACTAATATTACTATTAGTTAACTTATACTTAGTATTAATGTATAAATAATAATCTTGATCATTCATTATTCTACCTCCACTATTTCATAAAAAACATCATTTAGAAATTCCCAGACTTCATGATTAGAGCCTCCTGAATTATAATAAAATAATCCTGTCTCAGATCTGTAGGTAACTGTTTCGTTCCCTCTAGCAAATTTATCTCTAAAATTCCCACCAATTATAGTACTGTTTAATTGGGTATAACCTTCTGATATTAATTTATTAACTGCTTCGATTATCATATGTTTAATCTCCCTTATTTGCATTAAATTTAATAATAAAAGCCTGAGCGTCGGCTTCATCTTTTAGCGATACCGAATGCCAACCTTGCTCCTCAAAGTCACTATTATACAGATGGTTAGTGGTTAGATAAAAACCATTTGCTTTTCCCCATCCTGACCATTTTTCTATACAAGTTAAATGATCGTAACTACCACCGTTGTTTGATAATTCTGGATACTCCGCAGGCTCTACATATTGCCAATATCTTTCGATTTTGGGCATTGCTGGCCGTGATTGGATATTTGGGATATCTGAAACAGGTTCCAATACTTTTTGTAGATACTCAACTTCTTGGTCATCTACCCATCTTAAATGACTTCCGGTTGAATTTATAAATCTATAATATCCTCTATCGAAGATAAGATAGTTATCGTTTTTTGTTTTGTAGTTGTTATTCATTGTTTTCTCCTATTTATAAATTATGCTTTTGCATATTTAATATAATGATCTACTAGTATCATTACTCTGTATTTATCATTTTCGTATTCATACGGATACTGATCTACGAATATTGACCCAAAAATTGATTTAGCATTTAATTTGTTTACTAGCTTTTGAGCTTTATTTTCGCTGATATAAATTTGTTTAATTGGTTCCATTGTTGTTATCCTCTCTTAATAAATATATCGTAATATGCCCAGAAAAAAAGTAAACAAAAAAATAAAAAAAAGAAAAAAAAAATAAAAAAAATTTTACTTTAGTTTTTTTGCAACTCGAAAGATATTATGTCTAGGAGACAATAACATGCACAACAAATCAAAATTCTTTGAATTTTTCAAGACCAAAAGACTTAAATTAAGTTTAGTAATATTTTTTGGGACAATCGGAGTAGTAAGTAATTACTCTGCATTAAAGTATTTTCTAGGCCAGACCCGGATAGATTTTCTCGGTTCTGAAGTATCCCTGACTATTTACGCAATCGGGATCACTATGGCATTGGATGTTAGTATTATAGTATTTCATTTGGCTCGAATATATCCCCTAATGTTCGGCTCGTCAATGCTTGCATTTATGATTTCACTTGGTGCAAATACGACTACTTATTTTGCTTGTGCTGGATCTTGCAAACATGCACTTGATGACCTTGGAACTGTGATTATGTTTGGACAATCGCTTGTGATGAGTATATTGCCTATTATAATTATTATTTATCTAACTGAACTGGCTGTAAAACAATATGACGCTGAAGTTGGGAATACCGAGGAGACGTATAAAAATAGCTGGAAAAATATTAAGTTGGATTAGTAATACAAAGCCAAGCTATAGATTTATAGCTTGGTATATTCGAAATGCATTAAATCCTTCCTCGGAAACTTTTCCCCACTTAAAAAATTATACTCACCCCAAACCTGAATAAATTGCTTACTAAATGGTTTTAGCCCATCGGCTAAGCATTCTTCTCTTGATTTTCCCAATGGATTTTGTGATGCGTTAAAATCTAATGCAGTTCCGAAGGCATGATTAGATAAGATCTTCTTATGCTCAAGTCCTCGTATGTATCTCGGATTGAAGCATCCATCATAGGATATAATCTCATTAATTAACTTTGTTCGGACAAGATCATTAAAGACCTTGCAAAGATCTTCCATGATAATTTTATTACAGTAAATTTTGTTGGGTAGCTTTTTGTTTACCTTGGCATACTCTGCAAAATCGAGCATGCCCATATTTTCTTTTTGGAATTGCTGAAGTTTTTCAGGCGATTCCATGACATTACCATATTTTAGCTCGGCCTTACTGGGCATCGTCTTCCACAAAGAAATTGCTTAGAATCTTTCCTACTGCCCCAATAATCATTACAATTAATCCTAGCTCTGGCTTATCATTAACGATTGAAGCACCTGTGGCAATCTGTGCCCCGTATTGCATGATGTCGCCCACTTTTCTAATCTTGGATGGTGTTGGTTTGTAATATCCATTTAATTCAAATTTCATATTATCCTCACTTTACTTTTATTAGTAATTGTTTCACATCGGCCTTGATTTCTCTTAGCTCGTCTTTAATTTCCTGTATCACTTTTCTGTCTTGTTGTGCTTCGCTTTCTAGCTTTACAATTCTTACTTCA